CCCTCACGGGCATAACGTTGAGTTAACTCGATTTTACTCGAACCCGCCATACTATATCCCTGGCAGGCCATTCTTAGGCCTCAGATTGGTTCTTTTCGTTATTAGCGAAAGCTTCTAACTTAAGTTCCTTAAGTGTTTCTAAGATTATCTCTGAAATTACTTCAACCTTCGCTTTACGGCGTCGGAAGAAACATTCATTGCTAATTAAGGGCAAATACTCGACAGGACAAAGCTCTAAAGGATCTCCCTCATCAGGGATTTCCCATAATAGTGATAAAGTATCTGCAAGTTCGCAGCCGATTTGGTTGACAGCCCACGTTAGTGGGTGAAACTCTGAATTATTACTTTCGTAATTCTCCAGACCAAGGGCCTTTGCACTATAAGGTACCGATGAACTTTTATAGTATGTATCTATCGGCTTTTGCCTGCATAAATACTTGTCTAAAAGTTCAGCTTTCTTTCTTAATCTTAGGGACCTTACTTTTATAACTTTATTGTTATATTCAGTACGGGAAATTGCAAGGGTGGTATTACCCCTGAATTCAAAGGGCGTATCACAACGCGATCTTGCCCATAAGAGGAAATTAAGCTTTTCGTTTTCTTGCTTATTCAGGAAACGGAAACCATAGTGACCTGTAGACTGTGGAATGAAATCCCTCTCTAACAAAATATCAATTAGGTCTAGCGTTTTGATTAAGCTATTCTTATTTAAGATATTATGTTTGATGGACGACATTTCTTTTCCATTTAAAGCTAACCTTTTGGTGAACTCTATTTGGGAATTACCACTGCTACCGATTACCGATTTACTTAGGTTTATAGGTATACCTATGATATTAAGTAAGTCCTGGTATGTACCCGCTACTTTTGAATCAAATATCACAATATCATCTCCAAGGAGCTGATAATCTCGAAAGAATTTGAGTGGTTTACCATCTCTCATTCGATCTTTATTAAAAGCAAATTGGACGATATCATGATGCCATAAAGCAAAGGAAGGGAAGGATGATAGTAAACCTAACGGTTGACCTACACCCCATCTAACTGAGCGATTTTGGCTTTTGATATGAAAGTCCCGCTCCGTCATTATTTTACGCCAAAGTTCACCTATAGGTTTTCCTGACATTAGATCAAGTCGCTTACACTGCATTTTTGCAGGTATTCTGTCTGAAGCTGATGAAAGGTCAAAACAATACGTTTCCTTTCCTCTTGCGAGCCTTAATAAAGTTTGAAAACCTTTATTCTGGTTAGCCGTCGAATCGGTAGGTATTGCCTTTAGGGTGTTATATAGAGAAATCTGTATAACCTTCAAAGAACTTTGACTCCAATAATCTGCTATTGCGAAAACACGCGTCTTACCGCCTGGTTCGGATGAGAATCCTAACCTTCCTGTAATATACTGTTTATCGCTGTTAAAGTTATTTGCATGAATATCTAACCATTCGGTAATCCAGCGTTGTCCTAGGACTTCGTTAAATTGCCTTAAGTTTGTATATAAATGCTTATCCTCTAACACAGCCTTGGCGTCTAAGTGAGCATGCGCTACTGCTGGACCATTTGGCCCTTTAGATAACGTTGTGAACACTTGTCGGTTATAGCTGTCTAGCTTTTGTAACTCCCCAAAGTACCAACGGTGCTTTTGATGAAACATTTCAAGAAATCTACTAAACTCCTGGGTAAGATCTTTATAGGATCCCGATATGGGCTCTTCTATTTCGATACTTTCAGTTGAGTGGTCTATTTCAAGATATATAGATTCATAGCTCCGTGCAATAATTAGGGCTAGGCGTTGTTCTTCCCTGGAACCTTTAAGAAGTGGTCGTAATGACCACAAGGTTTTAGGTAGACCAAACCTATCTGAGATACAAAACGGAATAGATTGAGTAGGCG